GCCCCGAGCACCTCCGGCACGGACAACAACCTCTGGTTTGAAACCGATACGGGGGCGCTCTACGGCCTTTATCAAGACCTGAATTCCACACAATGGATAGAGGTTGCCGGGCACCCCGGTCCTATCGGCCCGACCGGCCCCTCTGGTGCGGCAAGCAGTGTCCCCGGCCCCACGGGCCCGACCGGCGCAGTCGGCCCGACAGGCTCGTCTGGCCCTACCGGGGCAGGGGGCCCGACCGGGGCAACCGGGATTGCCGGAGCACAACTCTTTATTTCCGATACGGCCCCTACCTTTGCAACTAATCGTATGTGGTGGGAAAGTGACACGGGCCGCCTCTACGCGGCCTACACAGACCCTACCCCAACCGACGTCTGGGTCGAGGTTACGGCAGGCCCGGGCCCTGCAGGAGCAACCGGCGCAACAGGCGCAACCGGGGCTGCCAGTACCGTGCCCGGCCCGACCGGCAGTGTTGGTAGCACCGGACCCGCCGGTCCTCCAACCTATGCCCGCGTCTCGGACAGCGCGCCTTCATCGCCAGCCGATGGCGAAATCTGGTTTGAGAGCGATACAGGTGCGCTCTACATATACTACAACGATGGGTCGAGCAGCCAGTTCGTCCAGGCGCTTGCCGCCCCCGATACCGAGACCATGCAAGACGTGGTCGGTGGCATGGTCACCGGGGGCACTCAGACCAACATCACGGTCACCTATGACGACCTGACGGGGAAACTCAATTTCGTCGCGGTTGGCGGGTCTGGCGGCGGGGGCGGGGACGTCTTCGGCCCCTCGTCGGTGGCGGCAGACGCACCCACGATTTTCGACGGCACCACCGGCAAGCTCATTAAATCCACCACTTATGCCACCTTCAAGACCTCGCTGTCGCTGACCAAAAATGACGTAGGTTTAGGGTCGGTCGACAATACCAGTGACGCCGCAAAGCCCATCAGTACGGCGACGGCGGCCTCGATCGCCACCAGGCAACCGCTCGACGCCACCCTGACCTCGTTGGCGGCTTATAACGCCAACGGCATCCTGACCCAGACTGCCGCCGATTTCTTCACCGGGCGAACGATCACCGCCGGCACCGGCATCACGGTGACCAACGGCTCCGGGGTTTCCGGCAACCCGACCATCGCCGTCGATACGGCAACCCTGTTCACCAGCGTCGCCCTGACCGGCAACCCGACCGCCCCGACCCCGACCTATCCCGACAACGACACTTCGATCGCCACCACCGCCTACGTCCAGACCGCGATCAATGCCGCGCCGTCGCTGACCATCGGCGATACCGTGCCGACCTCCCCGCCTCCGGTGTCCGGTGATCTGTTCTGGGAGAGCGATACCGGGGCCCTCTACGTATTTTTCAATGACGGCAGTTCGTCGCAATGGATCCAGGCGCTCGGCAGCGTCGGCCTCGATGCGGAGAGCGTGCAGGACATCGTCGGTGCCATGGTCACCGGCGGCAATACGGAAACCAACATTGCCGTCACCTATGACGACAGCACCGGAAAATTGAATTTCATCGCCACGGGGGCCGGGGATGTCACCGGGCCTGCCGGAACCGCCAACAATGCCCCCGTGCTGTTCTCGGGGACCACCGGCAAGCTGCTGGCGGAAACCACCTACCCAGCCTTCAAGACCAACCTTGCGCTGACCAAGGCGGACGTCGGATTAGGGTCGGTCGATAATACCTCGGACGCCTCAAAACCTATCAGCAGTGCTACCCAGACGGCGCTCAACGCCAAGCAGGATCTTGATGCCACGCTGACCGCGCTGGCGACGCTCAATGCCACGGCTGGTCTCCTCGAGCAGACCGGCAGCGACGTATTCACCAAGCGGGCGCTCGGGGTTGGGGCATCCTCGTCGGTGCCGACCCGTGGTGATGCCGACGCCCGCTATGCGGCAACCGTTCACAGCCACGTCATCAGCGACACGACGGGACTGCAGGCGGCAATCGACCTCAAGGCCCCGCTGGCGTCGCCAGCCCTGACCGGCAACCCGACCGCCCCCACGGCAAGCCCCGGGGATGCCGATACCACGATCGCCACCACGGCCTTCGTGGCCGCCGCGATCGCCGCCAGCCCCGATGCCGCGATCGCCGACACCGTGCCGGGCGGGGCATCTGCGGGCGACCTGCTTTTCGAGAGCGACAGCGGTCGCCTGCTGATCTTTTACGATAGCCAGTGGGTGGAGACTGGCGTCGGGGCCCGTGGCGCGGACGGGGCCACAGGGGCGACGGGGACTATTGGTCCTGCTGGCGCGACAGGTGCGACAGGGGCGACGGGCTCTCAGGGTATCCAAGGCGTAGCCGGGGCTACGGGGGCGACCGGCGCAACAGGAGCGACGGGAGCAACCGGAGCGACCGGCGTGATGACCGTGAGCCTGTCGGACACCGCGCCAGGGTCGCCGTCCGCAGGCCAGCTCTGGCTAGAGACAGATACGGGCTTCCTCTACTGCTACGTCGACAGCCAGTGGAGCCAGATCCGCGCTAACCCTGGCTAGGGCAGGTCTTTCCAAGCATCGCCGCGGATGATCATACCGATCATGTGGCGGGTGACGCCATTTTAGGGGTAAAGAGGAGGATCATAACGTGGCATTTGACTTCCCGAATTCACCGACCAACGGCCAGACCTATACTCCGGCGGGTGGTCCTACATACACTTACGTGTCGGCGGACACGAAATGGACCGTGTCGTCGATCAGTGCGACCATCCCCATCACCACCGGGGTCTACACGCCAACCCACTACCTCGGGACAAACATGGCGGCAAGCACGTCATACCAGGCGGTCTACACCCGGATCGCCGACCGGGTAATCGTCAGCGGGTTGGCGGACATCGACCCGACTACATCCCCGGCTGCGACCACCCTGGGTATATCACTTCCGGTCGCTTCGGATCTCGCGTCTCAACACGACTGCACTGGCACCTTTGGCGCATCGGCCTTCAGCGAAAACGGGTCGATCACCGGAGATGTCACCAACAACAATGCCCTCTTCAACTTCCTGTCGACGACCGCGAACAATCATCAGGTCGGCTTCGTCTTCCAATATAGGGTGCTGTAATGGCGGCAAATCCAATCCCCGGAACGGTCGAGGAATGGGCCGAGGTCGAACCGACGCGATGGGCGCGCACCGACCATCCCGAGGATGGTGTCATCACCATCGCTCCGCCCAAGACCTTCGAGCAATACTACGCTGAGCGGCAATTGCCCAACCAGGGCGAGGTGTTGCTGGAGCTCGCCCCGGTGATCGAGCTGCTCGATCTGCTCAAGACGCAGGATGGCCCAACCATCGACGCATGGGCTGACGCCAACGCCAACAGCCTGCCAAAGCTCCGCGTTGCTTTCGCGACCCTCCTGAAGCTGCTGGCGGCAAGGCTATGACATGCAGCAACCAGATTACCGAGGGCTGGCGGCACTGGTGCTCGCTGTCAGCCTCGGGCTCATGCTGGTGATCGGCGTCGGCATTCCGTCTTTCCTCGGCCGCTCGCTCGGCGATGCCGGCAACCAGGCCCTGACCGCAATCGGCGGCGCCATCGTCGGCCTGCTCGCCGGGTTCATCGCCGGTACGATCGTCAAACCACCGGACAAAGGAGAATAGCCATGGAAGGTCTCGTCGGGTTTCTCATTTTTGTCGCGCTCGTCGTGCTGGTCGTGGTGGTGGTCTACTGGGCCCTTAGCACGCTGCTCAGCCAGATCGCCGGCATGCCGCCCGCGGTCATTGTCGTCCTGCAGGTCGTCCTTGTGCTGGTGGCGCTGCTTGTCATCATCCAACGAGGGTGGCCGCTGATCTCGGGGTACACCTGATATGATCGACCGAGAACTGTTTTTTGACAGCGTCCGGGACGAGCTCTTCGGCGGAGCCCTGCAACAGGTCCAGGTCGATGGGATGAGCGTTATCCTCGCCGTCTGGGAATACCAGGGCGGGGGTACACCTATGTCTGACATCCGCTGGCTCGCGTACATGCTCGGCACAACTTTTCATGAGACTGGCACCCGGATGTGGCCGATCCAAGAATGGGGAGATGATGCCTACCTCCAGAGCAAGGAATATTATCCCTACGTCGGCCGCGGCTTCGTCCAACTGACGTGGGAAGACAATTACCGCCGAGCCTCTACGCTCCTCTCCCTGGTCGACGAGCGGGATCTGGTTGAGCACCCGGAGATGGCCAGGGACAGCCTGATCGCGACGCGGGTGCTATTTCGCGGGATGGCTGAGGGTTGGTTCACCGGCCACAAGCTCGGGGAGTATTTCAACGCCGAGAAGGACGATCCCAACAACGCCAGGGACATCATTAATCCGGGCGACGACGAGGCTCTGATCGCCGGCTATCACGCTACATTCCTGCAGGCGATCAAGGACGCGACGGTCCCCTAGTCTCGATCAGCGCGGCGAGATCCACCGGCTTCAGCACCAGCGGCAGTACGGCGGTGAGCGCGGCTTCCACGACGATGGCAATGGCGAGCTGATCGAGATCGATCGCGTCTGCTGCGGCCCGCGTCCCCGCCTCTACCAGCGTCTCAATGTTTGGCAGCGCTGTGCTCATGCTTCTGTCTCCTTCGCGCGGTCGAGCCGTTCGATCTCGGCGATGATCAGCGCCCCGGCACGAACAAGATCACGTCGGCGGGACTGGGGCTTCCACTGTAACCAATCCCAAGGCCATGTAGATGGCCACCAGCCCATCCGCAGACGGACTTGCCGGGTCTCCTCATCGTTGCCGGCAACGGCGCAATAGCAGGCTGCTGCTCGCGCCAGCTCACCCTTGGTATGTCTGTCGTCATGCGCAGTCGTATGGCCTTCCACCTCGATCTGCCGGCGGCGCTCGGCGATTACATCCTCAATGGCTTTGCTCATGTCTCCTCCTCCCCTGCCAAGGCGCGGATGGCGGCGGGGAGCGATGAGTGACCATAGCCTGCGTCGTAATGGGCTTCCGCCACCTCCGCCGCCCTCTCCAGACCCCGGCGTTCAGCGGCGAGGATGGCCGCTTCGGCGCGCTCGGCGCGGGCTTGCGCGGTAGACAGTTCCGCGCGGAACTTCTCGACCCATCCCGATTGCTTGTCGATGAACTCTTGCCTCACGGCCATCTCCGCTTGGAGGCGGTCGATGAGGTCGGCGGCCTCGTCACAGAGCTTACGGGGGTCTAGAGGACGGTCATACCTAGCGCAGTCACGCAGCCGTTCCACGAGGCTCTGTGTGTCGGTCATGGCCCTGCCTCCCCTGCCAAGGCGCGGATGGCCTTTGTCATCGCATCAATTAAAATGTGGAGCGTTGGCCCGTCATGAGTCTCGACATACTGCGCCGCCCTCTCCAGACCACGCCGCTCCGCGGCGATGAGGGCAGCTTCGATCATGTCGCAGTCTGTCTCCCACCAAATATCTGGATCGGCCACGGCCGGATCAGGGCTATACATTTCCTCCATGATCCGCTCCGCCTCGTCCCGCGCCGTGCTCATGGGCAATCGACCCCATCCCCACACGGGCACCTGACGCGCTCGTGGCTCCCCCTGCGGACCACCGTCCCCGTCTCCTCATCCCAACTGCGATAGGTCGCAGCGCATTGCTGCCGCCACGCCTCGTCCGAGGCAATTGACGCCTGTGGCCTGTCGGCCGCGGGCGCGGTGCCTGCGCCCTCTATCCGCTGCTCCAGCATATACCGCATGTCGCCGATCCACGAGCCGAGGTTTCGGTGTTTCTCCGGCAGTGGCAGGAGCGTCGGCAAGACCGAAACGCACTGCTTGAACACCTGCACCGCGAGCGCCTCGATGTAGTCGTTGCTGACGTCCTGCGGCGAAACCGGGATGGTGTGCATCAGATCGATCCTCACGGCCTCGCGGGCGAAAACTGCACAATATGCAACCCCCGCGTCAGACGCCCGCGCTGGTGGCGAGTTCGCGCCACCGAGGGCGAGAATGGCGATTGCAACAGTGGCGACTATAGACCTCATGCGAACCTCGCAAATTCTCCGTATCGCTCACTCATGGCTCGTCCTCGGATGGTGCCCTCTCCGCCACTGATGCGGCGGCTTGTGGCGGAGAGGGGCTACCGGACCGAAGGATAAGGCCATCCTTGGTCGCGGGTTCATAGTCGTGGTCGTGGAAGATCACACCGTGCTCCGTCCCCCACGCGATAATGAATTCGATCAGCTCGCTCATCTCGGCCTTGTCGAGCTCCGAGGAGCGGTAGCCCAGCGGGACCACTGTAGTCCCGTCGAGGGCCGGAATGAATTTCATCTCTTGGCCGAGGGCGTGCATCATCAAGAGCTTCCAGATTTCAGGTGGGTATTGCCTGCCAAAGTGCAGCACCTGCTTGCTGACATCCGTCAGGCTGGCCCACATCTTGGCATTGGCGGAAATGCTGCGTTTCGCCTCCCTGAATTCGATGGCGGTGTTGTGAGGGGCGGCATCGATCCACGTCTTTGCGCGAGCCCGGACATTGGGACTGTTGAGGATGAGGAGGGACCGGCTCATGTCCCCTCCCCTGTCACATTCCTGAGTTTATCACTGAGGCTCTTGACCTCTCGCCGGAGCGCTTTGTTTTCGGAGCGCAGTTGCATGATGGTGAGAGGTTTTTTGCGTATCGCGAATTGTGCCATTGGCGAAGTGTCAAAATATTCCAGTTCGTGCAGCACCTTGCCGGCAAAGCGTGTCCGTAGCCACTCCCAGTACCCGCCGCTTTCCTTGATGGCGCGTGTGGCCTCTTTCTCAAACCGCGCCTTGAGCGCGGTGATTACCAGGGTGGACCGCACAAAGCGGTCGTAAAATCTGGCTATCAGGTCCAGCCGATCGACGGACATCGGCCCGGTGTAGTCTAGCCACACCATGTCCCAGCCATCGTCCCAACCGTCTAGTGCCATGAGGTCATCAATATTGGCAAAAAAGTAACTGGCGTAACGGGTTTTGACGGCCATTTCGGCGAAGGAATAGGATCTGATCTGTTTCAATTCAGAGGCCGGGGTTTGCAGTCCCGGCATGTGAGAGACGCCGGCGAAGTAGATGGCGCGGTCGTTTTCGCATCCGGTGAAGTGAGTGCCGCGGGCCCCCTCGTGCTGGAACCAGCCGGGCTGTCTGGCGGCCAACAGCAGACGCTCGAACCGCCATAACATGCCCGGCATGGTGAGCATGCTAAGACGTGGCTCGGGCCACGCCATGGCAAGGTCGAGCACGGCTTGCCGCGCCTTGATCTTCTCCGGGCCTTCAACTTTGCGGGTGAACTGCACTCCGCCGCTCGGCTTGATGCTGCGCTGGCGTGCCGCAAGCTCCTCCATGCCGTATTGTGTTAAGGGCTTGTTGTTCATGTCACTGCCTCCCCAAAGCCCTGATCTGTGCAGTACGGTCGTCGACCTCGGAGAGGAAGATCTCCACAGCCTTTTCGAGGTCGGCGATCATCTTGTCGTCCCGGTAGACGCGCTGGATGAAGAGGCGAGCGTAGTCGGGCATCCGATTGTCAAACGAGACAAAATCGACCCACTGACGGTCGGCGCACGTTAACTGCCATTGCATTTGGTAGATGTATTTCTGCGGGATTGGAGCGCCGAGCAGCGTGGCGATATGTGTGCTGGTGTTTGGCGATTTGATCTCCAGCATTCCATCCTCGCCCACAAGCCCGTCGGGAGAGCAATGAGACCGCTCGATCCGTGGATGGCGGATTAGTCCGACTTCGACTACATCCACATCGGCTACGAAGGCATATTGCGCCCTCGCTTCCGGCTCGGTGTCGATCCCGCGTTGCATGGCTTCGTTGATGTAGCTTTCGTAGGGAATGCCGGTCAAACGCTCGGCGACTAATTGTGCCATGACATTTTCGCGCGAGGCTCCCCATCCGCTTTTCGTCCTAGCGAGCGCTTCGTGGACCTGAGACGCTCCAAGGCTTCCGCATCTCGCGGACCGCCATTGTTCCGAGCCCTGAATTAGCTCGGCATCCATCACTGGGTGCCCTCGTCGACGTTCTGGGTGCGCTCGGCCTGCTGCCGCTTTATCTCGAGCATATGCATTGCCTCGGGGAAGCGGGCAGCGGGCATCTCCTCGATGCGCTGGATGCCGAAGACCCGCAGGAAGCGCGGAAGGTCTGCCGCCGTCTCTACGATGGCGCTACGGAGGATCTCGACCTGGTCGGGGCTGATAGGCCCGGTCGGAGCTGGGACCGCCTGGCGGCCATTTGCGGCCGCTGTAGCGGCATTGCCGTCGTCATCCTCGCCGGCCAGATTAAACAGGCCCATCTGGGTGTATCTGCGGGCGTAGGTCGCGGCCGAGCCTAGGGTCTGGGCGTCCATTTTCCCGACAGGCACGAAGAAGACGTTCTCCGGCTCCCGGTAGCCGCCGGCGTGGGCGACCGTGGTGTGGACCTCGAGGCCGCGCTCGACCGTGACCAACTTTTGCATGATGAAGAGGCCGTTCTCAGCTAGCACCTCGTGGATGCCGTCGCGGATCGAGGCGAGGTCAGCATAATTGCTGCGGAAATGCGGGTTTACCGCGCCTTTGGTGATATTCTGGATTTGGCCCTGCGCCTTCGCCATTGCGGCGCAGAAGGCGGCGTGGTTTTCGGGCGTGTTGTAGTCGATCATGACTTTCCCTTCTTGGTTTGAAACGGGCGCGAGCGCCACTTGCTGGGCGGCTTGGGCTCCCCGGCCCAGCGGGCGAGCACGCGCTCGCGGAACGAAAGCTCGGCCTTGGTGACCCGGCGGACCTTGGCGATGGCCGGGATGTCGGCCGCGGCGGTACGCTCCCGGTGTTCGACCTTCGCCATCGGCACGATATGGGCCGGATCGTTGGCGGGTGGGTCGTAGTCCGTGCCGGTCCACGGGCGGAGCTTGAGCGGTGGCTCATGGTGCCATTCCACATGATCCGGGTCGAGGCCGAGGGCGATCAGCGCCGAGCGCAGCTTGACGCCGAGCGGGATGGCGCTGCGCTTTTCCTCAGTCATGGCGAGGCTCGAACCGGATGGCGTCCATGAAATCGAGCAGCGCGATGTTGGCGGCGTTGACCGCCGCAGTCGTGGCGGCGAACGCGTCCATGCTGTTCACGTCGGCAAACAGGTCGTTGCCGGCCTTGAGGATGGCCTGTCCAGCGTCGAGGAGGTCTTGCGCGGCTTCCTGCGCCTGATGGCTGGCCTTGAGGCGGGTGGCGAGGTCGTCGGTCATGGGGACACCAGATGCTGGACGCCGAGGGCTATCCCGGCAAGGGCGAAGAGGATGAGGAGGATGTCGTCAGTCTTCATGGCTGACGTGAGCCTCTTCTAGCTCCTCAAAGAGGCTTTCGAGGTCGCTCTCCATGTCGGCGATAGCGTGATCGCGATCATCCTCGTTGGCGCGCTCAATCTCTGCGCGAAGCTTGACGATGTCGGCCTTGATCCGGTCGATGGTGCGGGGCTTGTAGGTGTAGGTCATGACTGTCCTCCATTGAGTGAAGCGAACTCGCCGTGAAGCACCATCGCCTGGTGGTCATAGGCGGCAGCGGCTTCTTGTTCGCTGGCGTAAGACCCAATGCGGAAGACCTTCCGGTTGACCGTGATGGTTGCTGCCCAGCGGTTTCGGCTAACTTTTTGCACGCCTCTGGGGCCTTGGCGTTTTCCGGGACGGTTGATTGAGTTCTGGGACGGTGTGGCTGACCGGAGATTGTCGTCCCGGTTATCGAGACGGTTGCGGGAGATGTGATCGACCTGAAGTCCAGCGGGGACGGGGCGGATCAATTTGTGCAGCATCTCGGTTATCCGCCGACCGTCTGCCGTGTTGGTAGTTCTGGCGGCATACACTCCGCAGCGGTCGTGCTTTGCGAACCATCCGAGGTTCAGGATGGACAAGGCCCGAGGACTGGCGATGGTAACGTAGCCTCGTGTGAGTTTCGTCCAAGCGTGGTCACCGCAGGCGCATATTGCTGCCGGGTCGATGGTCCCATCACGGTGGGTTCTATGCATCGACGTCCTCCCCGATCATGTCGAGCAGCGTCTCGATAGCCTCTAGTTCCGTCTTGCCGTAGGCGACGGGAATGGTCGGGACGAATGTGTGGCCGTTGTGGTCGCAGTCCATGTCGCCCTCCCATGCGGACCAGTCGCGGAACGGGCTGTCGTCGTTCTCGCGGGTCGTAAACCGGGTGCGGAGCTCGTCCATCAGGTCGGCCCGCTTGTCGTTGAGCGTGTCCTCAGTGAGGCCGTCGAGACGGCCCTCTGCGGACCAGTCGGCCTCGATGCGGGCGAGGGCCTTGAGGTCGGCGATGATCTCTTGCGGGGTGAGGGGCGCTATCATGCGAACACCCACACGATGGGTGACGCGCCGCCGCCGATCTCGGCGTAGTTGTCGGCCGCGATCTGCTCAGCGACATCGGCAACCGTGTCCTCATCGTTCTCGGCTGCGAATGCGCCCCATGTCGTCTCGACATCGGGAATGTCGGAACCGGGGAACTGGATGGTGATGGCGTGGGCGGCGTTCATGTCGTCTCTCCGTCTTTCGATGTCCCCAACCTATTCACAGTACGTGACGGTGTCAACAGGAAAAATCACTCGACGTGAAAAATATTTGCTTGCGTCGCCACGATGAGTGAATTACATGGGGAGGATGCTCAAGACCATAGACGCCGTGATCGACGCTCTGGGAGGCACCTTCAAGGCCGCATCTGCGGTTGGTGTCGGGCCTTCCGCCATTTCCATGTGGAAAACGCGGGGCCGGATACCGTCCGACCGCTATTTCGTCATCCAGGACGCCCTGCGGAAGCACGGTAGCAAGGATGCCGCCAGCCCGGACCTGTTCGGTTTTGCGGAGGCGGGCAAGTGAAGAAGGAGGCGGCGCAATGAGCGCGGTGGTCATCCATGAATTTCGCGCGACGGGTCGCATGAGCGACGCCGAATACGAGAGCGAGCGCCAGCGGCTCCGCGATACTTACGGCGAGACGAAGAAGGCAGCGGGCGTCCGCTGGGAACAGGAACTTGCCCTCCTGTTCTATCGGTCGGGCTGGACGCAAGAGAAACTCGCCGAGAAGGAAGGGAAGTCGCAGCGCTGGATATCCTACCAGCTTCAGTTTGGGCGGTTTCTGAATTTTAGCACACCTGTGCTAAACCAAGAAAAGCCCGCTTTTCTGCTCACCGAGGGTCGTTTTCGGGGCTTCTGGGAAAAGACCGAGGGTGACGAGCGCGACCGCTTCCGGGCGGTCGCCCGCCTGATCGAGGAGGCCAAGGTGCAACTTCGTGCCCCGCCCCGTCCTCAAATCTGGCCCGACATCTTCAAAGAGTTTGCCGATGGCAAATGGCACCGGCCGGAGGTCATCGCCAAGGAACTCGGCACCGACGCCGAGCACGTCAAGACGACCATCGACAACCCCAGCAACCGGCACAAGAACAAGAGTGCCACGATCGAAACCCGCCGGGTCGGCAAGGACGCCAATTACGGACCCGGCATCCAGTATCGGATTTTCAGGAAGGACCGCGAGGTCAGCCTGAATGAACTCACTACGAAACTCACGCCCATTATCGAGGATCTGGAAACTCAAAGCCACAAGGCACCCGGCACCGTCTCCAACGGCGAGGTCGGCGCTTTGGCCGCGAAAATCCGTCTCATCCTCGAACAGTGGGCGGAGTAGGACCGCGTCGCTAGCGCTCGACGTTCAGTCCTTCCCTCATCTGCGCTGGAGTACTGTCACCATGTTTAGTCTGGTGAAATCGGAAAGCTTGCCGTTGACCAAGGAGTTGGCCGAGAAGCATCGCTCGACCACTCCGTCGCCAACGGAGCGCGACCTCGACAAGACGAGGGTCGCATATCTGGCCGACAAAGCTGCGGCCGGAGAGTTGCTGCCCTTCCAGTGGGCGGTTGCTCGGTTGGGTGATGATGTCTACCGGATCAACGGGCATCACTCGTCCACCATGCTGTCCAGCCTGAACGGGTCGTTCCCCGAGAGGCTGACGGTCCACTTTGACGAGTTCAAGGTGGATACCTTGAACGACCTTGCCCTTCTGTTTCGGCAGTTCGACGCGCGGAAGTCTTCCCGTTCGTCGGCCGACGTCTCGGGTGCCTATCAGGGTATCCATGACGATCTGGATGGCGCTCCCAAGGACTTCGCCAAGTTGGCGGTCGAGGGCATCGCCTGGTATCAGAAGAACATCCTCGGCTCGCGCTACAAGCTGGGCGATGATCAGTACAATCTCTTCGAGGTTCAGGGGCATCACCCCTTTATCCTGTGGGTGTCTTCCATCCACTCGGTAAAGACCCCGGAGATGAAGTCCGCGCCTATTTCCGCCGCCATGTATGCGACGTTTGTCGTGAACGAGGCGGAGGCGCGTGTCTTCTGGGATGTTGTGTCTCGTGGTGGCGACATCGCCAACGACACGGCTCCGGCGACCGTGCTGGACACTTGGCTGAAGGCGATCAAGGCTAAGGAGTTCAGCAAGAAGCCGATCAAGCCGATGGAGGTGTATCAGGGCTGCATCGTGGCCTGGAACGCCTACCGGGATGGGCGCGACCTCACCACCGGCATCAAGTACAAGGTGGACAAGGGCGTCACTGACCCGACGCACTAGTCGAAGCGGGGCGGGGGAGAAATCCCTCGCCCTTTCCGCCACAAAGGGACACCCAGAATGCCTGACATCATAAGCTTCGAAGACCAGAAAGATCGCCGCGACATCGCGGCCATCAACAAGGACGCGGTCGACTGGGAGGTGCTCCACATCAACCTGGTGGAGGCCATCGTCCGATCCGGCCTTTCTGACACCTCGGTGGTTTCGGCTGGACTGAGGGCTATCCTCGACACCCTGACGGAGTCGGGGATGACGCTGGACGAAGCCAAGAAGCGCGTCGCATTAAGTTTGAACGCCTTTTGGTGAACGAAATTATGATCGCCCCCTGGCTGACATGGGTGCTGACCCTCGCCGGGGTCGTGGTCCTCGCGGTCGGCGGCTACCTCCTCGGCCGCCACCACGGCTACACGGACGGCTTCGGCGACCGCATGCTCGGCCTGCCGGTGGACCCGCCGTGGTCGCCACCGACCGAGGCAGACTTCCTGGAGGAGCTGCACCGATCTCGCCTCAACCAGCCCCCGGAAAAGTATCGGAAAGAGCCGTGAGCGCCAACAAGCGTCTGGTCGACTGGACGCCGGAGCTCATCGAGCGGGTGCGCGTCTGGTGGGAGGAGGATCGCCTCTCGGCCACCGAGATCGCTTCCATGATCGGCGGCGGCGCCACCAAGAACACGGTTATCGGCAAGGCCCACCGCTGCGGCTGGCAGCATCACAGGGCCAAGAGCGGGTGGTTTAACGGCAAGCGGGTGAGGAAGGCCGGCACCCACCCGCGGAACGTCGACCGACCGAGGGCAGAGAGGCCCGCCAGGCCACCCAGGAGCGTCACCAGAGCGGCAAAACCAAAACCGGCTCCTCCGGTGCCTCCCGCTCCTGTCGCGCGTCCTGCCCCCCTCCCTGTAGTCGTTACGGGTCCGGTACGGTTTCTCGACCTGGTGCCGGGTCAGTGCAAGTGGCCGGTGAACGATCCGCCGCGGTTCGGAGAATTTTTGTTCTGCGGCGAGCCGCAGTTCGCCGAGCGGGTGTATTGCGAGAAGCACTGCCGGATTGCCTACACCGGCACGAAGCGGCAGAAGGCGGTTTCCGGCTGGACGCCTCGTCCACAAGAATTTCGATGATCGGCCTTGCCGTAGCCGGCAAATCAGATCACCCTGTCGGTGCGCGTGCGAAAGCGGGTAGCTCCCGTTGGCGTATGCAGAGCCTAGCCGCGCACCCTCTCTTTCCCTGCTGCATAGGGAATTCCGTTTTGAAGATCACGGCAGACCTATTGCGCGAGATCGCCGACATGCCGGTTGAGGCTGTTGTTGCGACACTGCGGCTCGTCGCCAACCAGCTCGATGCGGCCGAGGTCAGGCGGGGCAAGGACCGCGATAGAAAGCGGAAGTCACGCGGAAGTCACGCGGAATTCCACGGGACATTTGAAAATGTCACAGTGACATCCGCGGACCCTTCCCCCCCTAAAGAAAGGTCCCCCACACCCCCTAAAGAAATAACCCCCCCCACCATGACATCCTCACTTCGTTCGGATGTCATACCGACGACGCGAAAACCCAAGAAAGCTACCCGCATCCCGGCAGACTTTCAGTGCGACCTCGGCGAGGCCGAGCAGTTAGGACTGTCGCGAAGGGCTGCCGAGCAAGAGGCGGCCGCGTTCGCCGACTACTGGCGAGCCAAACCCACCGACGCCACCAAGCTCGACTGGCCGGCGACGTGGCGCAACTGGTGTCGACGCACCCTCAAGGACAGCAAGAAAGGAAACGCCAATGGCCAATTCCATTTCGAACAGGGCGTCATCGTCAAGCCTGCCGTCATCAGCGAGAGCCCAACACGGGCAGCGGGTCGCATCGCCCGAGGAGGTGGATGACGCCGTCAACCTGATCCTTGAGGGCTTCGGCGGCCGCTCTGCCAACCCGGATAAGTTCAAGGCTTACGCGATGGCGCTGGAGGGTTTTCCCGTCGAGAACATAGCTCGCGGCGTCAAGGCCATCCTGCGCGGCGAGGTGGACGGCGTCGATCCGGCCTTCCCGCCCACGACGGCGCAACTGGCGAAGGCCTGTCGGCCGATAACCTTCCTAAGCCGACCGGCGGAATACTTTCAGGGCAGGCCTGAGCCCGATCCAGTGCCAAGCGAGGCGCAGAAGGCCCGCGTCGATGATCTGATCAGAGATGCGGTCGCCGCCATGACCCGCCACCGGGACGACAGGTGATGCGCGTCCCGGCAGAGCCCTTTGACCTGGTCCGCGATCGGATGAAGTTGCCCCTCGACCAATGGCAATCCGCCATCGACGAAAAGCTCCGTCTCCGCGAATACGACCGCGCCGGCTATGAGCCTCTACCTGGCGTCACCCTGACCCTCGCCCGGCAGATCGAGGAGTACCGCCGCTAGTGGCCCGCAGCAAAGGCATCCGCCGCCGCGAGCCTTCCGGCCGCCCCTCGCGGGCCGAGGAGGACGTCGCCCCGCCGCCGACCAGCGCCAAGCGGCTCCGCGATGCTGCGATCGCCCGGATGGCCGACCCGGAATGGGGCACCGAACTCGGCCGGCTGTGGCTGGCCGGCAAGGTCACCGCCCCGCAGTACCAGGCGGGCAAGCGCTGGTGGAACGTCCGGGAAAACTATCTCGTGGCGATCGGCTCGCCCATGCCGTATCCGCCCGCGGGGATGGTCGCGGTTCTGGCTGGGCCGCCCGGCACTGCCGGCGAGGATCCACCGATCGGCACCAAAGAGGGCCGCCGCCTTCGGGAAAAGCGCGAGCGGGCGATAGCCGAATACGTCGGGGCGGTGGCCGCCCTCGGCCATGGCGTCGACATGCTGGCAGCCTTTCGCTTGACGATGGAGCACGAGCGGGCGCCGATCGGGGCGGTGGGCCTGTCGAACCTGGGCTGGTGCCTCGAGCGCCTCGCCAGGCACTGGAGGATAGCGCAGTGAGGCTGGGAGGGGCCGCCAGAGCGTTTTCAGCGGGTGGCCGCTATCCGACAGCCTACTATAACGAAAACGATCCCTACGCGGCTCTCTGGCTCCGCAATCTCATATCACAAAAACTGATAGCTCCCGGAGATGTCGATGAGCGATCAATACTCGATGTGGCCGGAGACGATCTCCGAGGCTATGTCCAGTGCCACTTCTTCGCCGGCATCGGCGGCTGGTCCTACGCCCTCCGCCTTGCCGGCTGGCCCGACGACCGTCCCGTCTGGACCGGCTCCTGTCCCTGTCAGCCGCTTTCGGGCGCGGGACAGCGGAAAGGCCATGCTGACGAGCGACACCTCTGGCCCGCTTTTCACGACCTCATCGCCGAGCGCGCGCCTCCAGTCGTCTTTGGAGAGCAGGTTGCGAGCAAGGATGGACGTGAATGGCTCGCCGGAGTACGCGCTGACCTGGAAGGTCTGGGATATGCTGTCGGGGCCGCCGATCTGTGCGCTGCGAGCGTCAGCGCGCCGCACATCCGACAGCGGCTTTGGTGGGTCGCAAGCGGGCTGGCCGACGCCCACGGCACTGGACCGGGTGCGGGACGAGGAGACGATGGCGAAGTGCGCGGCCTTCCGGAAGCGCAACGCCAACCAGAAGACGGTGCCGCTGTACCTGGGCGAGGTGGCACAGATGGCGGGCTGGCCGACGCCGGTAGGCAAGGATGCCTCAAGCCACGGCTCCAGCCACGCGAAGACGGCGACCCATCACCCTGGCACGACCTTGACGGAAGCGGCGAGAATGACTGGCTCTGGCTCCCCTGCACAGACGGAAAAGCGCGGCGCACTCAATCCGGCATTTTCCCTTTGGCTTCAGGGCTACCCACCGGAATGGATGGCCTCGGCCCCATCAGCCGCGTCGGTACGCTCCGCGGGGCGGGGAATTCCATCGTCCCGCAAGTCGCCGCAGAATTTATCCAAGCCTTCGAAGAAAGTAGAAAATAGCAGTTGACAGGACGTAGCCCATAGCCTACATAGAGATGGTCAGGAGGCAGTGAGCCTCGCCCTAAAACAGGAGAATGAAGATGACCTACAACGTTCGCTTTTCCGGTGACCGCGAGTGCATGATCTCCGAGGGCTACAAGTGGGCCGTGACCACCCCTCGCGGAGATGACGTCGGCGGGGTTGTCAGCCGCCACCGCACATATGCCGCTGCAGAGCGCGCCGCCAAGGGCCGCGACCTCGCCATCATCGACCTCCTCGACGCCACCTCCGGGGCACGCTGACAATGACCCCCGCCATGAAAGCCGCCACCGATCAGATCAAGGCCGCAGACGGCCTCTACCCGCTGCTCGCCGCGCTCAATCACCTCCAGAGCGCCTTCGACGACTGGAATTACGACGGGTCTGTCGACATGGAGCACGTCCTGCACGAGGCAGGCATCGACCTCTGCATGCTGCCGACCTTCGGCGGTGAGGAGCCGGACAGCACGATCGGCGTCTGGTCGTGGGACGAGGATGAACTGCTGGTCGGCGAGGGTTCGTTCTACGGCTGGCACATCGTCCCGCGCAACGGCGAAATCGACGACTAATGACCCCCGCTGAATTCAAAGCCATCCGCAAGCAGCTCGGCCTTAGCACCGTCGCTATGGGCCGAGCCATCGGTTACGAGGGCAAGGACAACACCGTCTCCGTCACCATCCGCAAGTACGAAAGCGGCGGTCGACCGATCCCCCCATGGATCGCCCGCCTGATGCTGATGTATGCGGACCACGGCCTGTTGCCATCGTGGCGAACGGGCTGATCGACGGTTGACATCGCATTCCGCCAATGGCAACTTACTAGGCATCAGTCATGTGCCTCGGTGCTAATAATCACGGCCCGCCCATGCTCGTCCGCGCTCGCCGTCGGAGGAAAACATACCCAAAGCGACTAGCGGCAAGGTTGTATCTGCAGGCTCGCGAAGCCGGCATGAACCCGCAAGAAGCCGCACAACAGGTTACTTTAGGCTTAAAGCAAAATCAAAACCTTGGCTCAACTAGACATGGTGTTCAAGCCCGGACAGGTAGGTAACCCTCTCGGACGCAATGCCCCGAGGGAAAAGCCATTGCGTGACGCCCTCCGCATGGAGCTCGCAGCCGCAGAACTCGGCGATCCAGTCCCGGTAAAGCCCGGAACCATGCGAGACCTCGCCCGAGCACAGATCAACAAGGCCAGAGATGGCGACAGCACGGCCTTCGAGATCATCGCCAATCGCATCGACGGCAAGGTCGCCCAGCCCATTGCGGGCGACGATGAAAGCCCACCTGCAAGGCTCGAACTGGTATGGCTGACGGGGCTCCAGGAACTGCACGCATCATCATCCCATACGGTTTTAGAGAACCATTCCGGCCCCTCCACCAGCGCAAACAGCGATGGGCTGCAATCGTCGCCCACCGAAGAGCCGGCAAAACCGTAGCCTGCGTCAACGACCTCATCCTCCGCGCCTCCCTCATCAAGCGCGAACAGCCTCCCCCCCGTCTCGGATACCTCGCCCCGACCTACACCCAGGCCAAAGACGTCGCCTGGGCCTATCTCAAACACTACACCTCCCCCATTCCGGGCATGGAATTCCGCGAGGTCGACCTGCAGGTCACCCTGCCCACCGGGGCCAGTATCCGCCTCTACGGCGCCGACAACTACGATCGGATGAGGGGCCTCTACTTCGACCTCGTCGTGGTCGACGAACCTGCCGACATCGACCCCCGCGCCTGGCCTGAAGTCATCCGCCCGACCCTTGCCGATCATGCCGGCGGGGCCGTCTTCATCGGCACCCCGAGGGGCCGCAACTGGCTCCACGACCTCGTCATAGCCGGCGAGAAAGACCCGGAGCACTGGCTCGTCTTAAGGCTCCCCGCCAGCCAGACCAACATTCTCCCGGCAGCCGAGCTCGAGGACGCCCGGCGGACGATGAGCCCGGAGCAGTACGAGCAGGAATTCGAGTGCTCGTTCGAGGCCGCCATCACCGGGGCCTACTATGCCCCGCAAATGGCGAACTGCGAGAAAGACAAGCGCATAACCGGCGTGCCTTACGATCCTGGTGCCCGGGTCTGGACGGCATGGGATCTCGGCATATCAGACCGCACCGTGATATGGTTCGCCCAGGTGGTTGGCCGCGAGATCCATCTGATCGACTACTACGAAATGGACGGGATGGCCCTCGAGCACTACGTCCAGCAGATCGAAAAGCGGCCCTACCTCTACGCCGGCCACATCCTTCCCCATGACGTCGAGGCCCGCGAGCTCGGCACCGGCAAGAGCCGCAAAGAGGTGCTCGAGGGGCTTGGCCTCAAGGTCACCGTCTGCAAGCGGCTCGAGGTCGAGGACGGCATCAACGCCGCCCGCATGATCCTGCCGCGCTGTTGGTTCGACAAAACCAAGACGGAGCGCGGGGTCGACGGCCTCAAGATGTACCGCAGCGAATACGACGCCAAGCTGCAGACGCCCAAGCCCAAGCCGGTACATGACTGGGCGAGCCACATTGCCGACAGCTTCCGCTATCTCGCCATTTCGATCGACCAGACCATCGACCAGAGCGGCTTCAACCGGAAACTCGTCTATTCGAAGCTGGGCCTGGCTTAGGGCAGGTGCTCAAATAAGAGGGCTCGTATGGCCTGCGGCCGGGTCAGGCCCCTGCGATAGCGGTCGAGGCGGGCGAGCAGCCTCGGCTGGAGGCGGACGGTGACAGCCTCGCCTTTGACCCGCATGATCTCAGGCCGCGGCTTGGGATGGCTCCGCGGTGCCGGGGTCTCATCCTCCCGGGCCTCGACACCGCGGTCCAGCGGCTCCGCTGGGAGGGATGGGCCGGCCTCGGTGAACATCGGCCGGCGCGGCAGCACGGGAAATGGATCAGGTTTCTTTGTCATCATGCCATCATGACGGCATGGTGTTATAACGTCAAGACCGAGGCGAGACACTGATGGCAATCACGATCCCCGAGACAATGCCCGAGGACTGGTTCGGCGAGGCCGAGGCCGACCTCGGCAACATCGCCAACGACCCCGACCTGCGGCAGGCCATGGAGGCCGCCTATCAGGACGGCCTCGAGGCGATGGAAGTCGACCACATCGTCGGCCGGCTGAAAGACCGCTGCATGGCGGCGGCAAACACCGCCAACCACCACCTGACGGCAGAGCCCGTCGAAGCCGGGACCGAGACGACCTGACATGGCACGTTTGGAGGAACGCGAACTCACGGCCATCCTCGCCGCTGAGAAGCGCGACGCTTTGTCGGCCGACCAGGCGGCCAAGCTCAGCGAAGAGCGCGAGCGCGGCATGGACTACTACAACGGCGACATGAGCGCCGACATGCCGTCCCAGCCCGATCGGTCGAGGGCGGTCTCCTCCGACGTGCTCGACGTGGTCGAGGGCCTGATGCCGGGCCTGATGGAGATATTCGCCGGCGGCGACGAGGTGGTGCGCTTCAACCCGGTGTCCGAGGAGGACGAGGCACAGGCGGAGCAGGAAACGGACTACGTCAACCACGTCTTCCTGCAGAAAAACGATGGCTTCCTCGTCAGCTACAGCTTCGTGAAGGACGCGCTGCTGAGCAAAAACGGCGTGGTCAAGATCTTCTGGGAGGAGAAGGAAGAGGAGGAGCGGGAGACATTTTACGATCAGCCGGATGATGTCTACGCACTGTTCGTGGCCGACCCCGAGGTCGAGATTGTCGAGCACACGGAACACCCGCCCGAGTATCCGCCTCCCCCGGTCCCCCCGATGGGCGGTGGTGTAGTGCCCGGCCCGGCACCTGTTCCCGGTCCACCCGGGCCGGGCATGATGATGCCGCCAATGACGGGTGGATCGCCCCCCGGGGCACATCCTGGCAATGGATACTTCCCGCCACCGACGATGCCGGGTGCCAATCCCCCGATCGGGAACCTGCCCTTGGACATGGGTGCAGTTCCCGGAGGGCCGGGAAATCCCCCCATGGAGCCACCCCCCGGCCTGCCCGGGGGTCCGCCACATGCCCTCGGTGGACCTCCGGGTTCTGCTCCGCCGATGGGCGGCGGAATGCCTCCCCAGGGGCCTGCGGAGCCCCCTCCAGAGGTTTTGGCGCTCCTGGCGGCCTACGGTCCCACCCACGACTTCACCACCGTCCAGAAGCGCAAATACGGGTGCTGCCGGGTCGAGCCGGTGCCGCCGGAGGAATTTGGGGTCAGCCGGAGGGCGAAACTGGGCCAACCGCTCGACTATAGCTACCACAAGGTGCAGCGCACGGTCGCCGAGCTCATTCGCCAGGGCTTCGATGCCGACCAGCTCGAGGATCTTCCCGACAGCCCGCCGGACGAGAACAGCGAGAGCATCGCCCGCGACACGATCGACGACGACAGGACGTTCTCCTCGTCGGTCAACCGGGCAACCAGGCTGATCACCGTCACCGAGCACTACGCCACGCTCGACTACGAGGGCGACGGCAAGGCGCGACTGTACCGGGTGACCACGGCCGGTGACGACGACGGGCAGGTGCTCACCCGCGACGGCGAACTCGACATCGTCCCGGTCGACTTCGATCCGTTCGCCGTGATGACGCCGATCATCGTCACGCATCGCTTTTTCGGCAAGAGCGTGCCCGACCTGACGATGGACATCCAGCGCATCAAGACGGCGCTCTACCGCGGCATGCTCGACAACGTGTACCTGGCGAATAATCAGAGGATCGAGATCAGCGACAGCCACGCCGGCCAGAACACGATCGACGACCTGTTGAACAACCGGCCTGGCGGGCTGGTGCGGACCAAGGCGCCCGGTGGCCTCCTGCCCATCCCCAACCAGAACCTCGGCGAATACGTCTATCCGGCGCTCGAGTACATGGACACGGTGCGGGAGTGGCGGACGGGTGTCGTGCGGCAGGGCGTTGGCATCGACAGCGATGCGCTCCAGAACCAGAGCGCCACCGCGGTGCGGCAGACCTACAATGCCGCCCAGGCCAAGATGAGGCTGAACGCCCGGGTGATGGCCGAGGTCGGCTTCAAGCAACTGTTCTGGAAGATGCATGCGACGATCCGCAAGAACGAGGGCAGCCGGCCCACGGTCAAGCTGCGGGGCAAGTGGACGACGGTCGACCCCCGGCAGTGGCGGAAGCGTGACGACCTGACCATCAGCGTCGGGCTGGGGTCGGGCGGCAAGGCCGAACAGGCCGCCTTCTGGAACCAGATACTGCTCATCCAGAAAGAGGCTATCCAACTGCCCGGGCAGAACATCGTCAAGCCCGACAACATCTATGCTGTGTTGCAGAAGCTGCTGGCTGCCGGCGGCGAGAAGAGCGCTGAGCCGTATTTCAGCGACCCGTCTGATCCCGCCAACCCGCCCGGCCAGGAGAAGCCTGACCCGAAGATGATCGAAATGCAGGGCAAGATGCAGTTGCAGAAGTCGCAGTTGCAGGCCGACCAGCAGAAGATGATGGCGGATGCCAAGATGAAGCAGGCCGAGGTGCAGGCCCGCATGGAAATGGAGAAACTGCAGGCCGAGGCGGACATTGCGTCGAACGACCGGAAAATCCAGGCGGACATAGCGCTGGCGCGGGAGAAGTTCGCGCTCGAGCGCGAGATCAAGGTGCTGGAATTCCAGTTGGAGCAGAAGAAGACGGAGGCGGAGCTCGCCGGCAAGGCAATGGAGCGGCAGGCCATCAGCCAGGAGAAGGCTTTCGAGCGGAGCCAGGTGCAGGCGCAGGGCGAGCAGAGCCGGCAGGCATCGAGCGATGGCGAGAATGCCCGGATGGCTGAGATCCTCAAGGCGGTGACGGCGCCCAGGCGGGTGGTTCGCGATCCCCGGACCAACCGGGTGATCGGGGTCGAGAGTGTGATGAACGGGGACGCGAGAGGATAACCATGGCTCTTATTGCGGACAGCGTCTTTGACGCGGGACTGGCGACGATCACGTCAGGCGGCACCAAGATCGACATCTGCTCGTCGGAGCCGGCGGCCTATGCCGGCATTGCCGGCGTCACCCTTGGCAACAAGACCGGACTGACGACGGGCGCGGCGGCCAATGGCGCGACCAACGGTCGACGGGTGACGGTGCCGGCGATCACCAGCGGCGCTCCAGGCTCGGTGACGGCCACCGGCACGGCATCCCATTGGGCGCTGTCGAACGGGTCGAGCACGCTCTATGCGGCGGGCCAGTTGACGGCGACCCAGGCGGTGACCAACGGCAATACGTTCACTTTGGACGCTATAGATATCACCATCGCGGACGCCACATGACCGACTGGATCGTCTGGTATGACGATGGCAGCTCGTTCTCCTCGGACGAGGGCGAGCCGGAAGATGCCCCGACCGATGGCGTAATCGTGGTGGCGGTCAGCGACATCAGGACCGGCCGGCTGATGTGGAACTCGGCCGATTACTATTGCTGGCATGATCCGCCAGGCGAGTGGGTGCCGCATAACCAGCGTGGCCTTGATCGCTTTCTGGCTCTCGGTGGCAAGACCTTCGTCGCCGGCTACACAGTGCCCCAGGCGACCTGGCAGAAGGTGTACCAGCAGGCTCTGGACGACGACCGCATGGCGTTCAAGACGGCGTGGTTGCCGGCTGAGCAGGAGAGTTACGCGCCTATCGGCGATCGACAATCCTTCGAAAAGGAGTGGGAGCAGACGGCCGCCAAGCCGAAGAAGGGCAAGTAGGTGTCCACCTCTCCGACCCTAAACAACAATTTCTACCGCATCCGGCTCGACGGCGACGCGGTCGACAATACGCCGACCTGGGCGGCGGCGGAGAATGTTGGCTACACGATAGCCGTCGAGACGGCTTTCCGCATTCGGTTCAGGCCCAACAATAGCGGCACCGGGTCGGCGGCGGGGCCCTTCATCCTCCGGGTCTCGAAGAACAGTGGGGCCTACACTGCGGTCACGACCTCGACCGGGGCGACGCTCGGGGCACAGTCAAACGACAGCTCGACCAGCGCCGATGAGACGGCGATCACGGTCTGGCGGCTGACCTCGACCAACGTCAACGGCAAGTACGACGAGACGGGATCGGCGACCTATACGCTTGGAATTTCGCCCACCGGCGCTGGCGAACTGGAATACGGCCTGATCCTCAAGTCGGCGGGGGCGACACCCGGCGATACTTTTGACTTTCAGATTTACAATTCCACGACGGCCTTCGGGGCGTTCTCCCAGATCCCGCGGATCACGGCCGCCGCCGATCCCGAGCCCGATCTTCTTGCCAACGATGTCGTCTCAGCGTCGACGGTCCAGAAGCCTGCGGTAAAGCAGGTACATGGCCTAGCGGCCAATGACGTAACCTCGCCTTCCAGCGTCACCAAGCCGGCGCTGGCGATCGTTGTTCCGAATACCGCGCTGCTTGCCAATGATGTGCTTTCGGCGAGCAGTGTCACCCAGCCTGCGGCAACCATCCTTCGGGGGCTGCTGGCGAATGACGTCACCTCGGCGAGCACCGTCACCAAGCCTGCGGTCAAGCAGGCCCACGGCGTCCTGGCGAATGACGTAACGTCACCGTCGAGCGTCGGCCAGCCAGCAGCGTCCGTCCAGCGTGGCCTGCTCGCCAACGACATTGTCTCGGCGAGCACTGTCAGCCAGCCGGCGGTCAGGTCGCTGCAGGGTCTGTTGGCCGAGAACGTCATCTCGGCCTCGTTCCTGACCGAGCCGGTGGTCGGCGGGCCTGGGCAGATATTTGCCGATGATGTTGTCTCGCTGTCGAGCGTCACATCTCCGGCCATCGGCCAGCGTCAAACCCTTGATGCGGCTGATGTCGTCTCGGCGTCGAGCGTCACAACTCCGGCGCTGGTGGAGATCGCCGGCAGCGTCGAGCAGGCGCTCTTCGCCGATAATGTCATTTCGGCCTCGTTCGTTTCCCGGCCGATGGTCGACCGGCCCGAGGTGGTCGAGCCGCCCGGAACGGAACTGGGTGGTGGCGGCAAGGTCTACGGCAGGGGCTACAGCCGCAAGCGCTGGGAGGATCTCCTCCGGCATCTCGAGGAAGAGCGCCAGGAGGCCCGCCAGCGTGCCGAAGCCTTCCGGGGCAAGAAGGACAGGGCGAGGGCAAGAAAAGCCGCTGTAGCCGCCTCTGAGGCGATCGCACGGGCCATCGAGCAGGAAGAAGCGGAGGAACAGGCCGCGGCTGTCGCCCATGCCCGGGAGATCACCCGGATGCTGGAAGGGGCGAGCCAGGCGGCAAGCCTGACGGAATACCTCCGGCAGATGGAGGCGGTGCGAGAGGCGGCGATCGAAATGGAACTGGACGACGAGGACGAGACAATCCTGTTGCTGGTGGCATGATGGCAGACGACGAATTCACCCTCCGCAAACAACTGGACCGGGCGGCGAAGGCCCGCGCCATCCTCGACAACGAGATGCTGACGGAGGCGTTCGCCGCGCTGCGGCGGGCCTATCTCGATGCGTGGGAAGCGACCGGGCCCCGCGACCAGGACGCCCGCGAGCGCTTTTGGGTGGCAACCACGGTGCTGACCAAGGTCGCCGGTCACCTCGAGACAGTGCTGACCGATGGCAAGATCGCGGCCGCGCAACTGGCAATGATGGACGCCGAGCAAGAGCGCACGAAGCGCTCCTAATTCAAGGAACAGCGTATGTCGGATACAGATGGGGCGGCCCCGGCCGCAGTCCCAAGCACCGGAGAATTGTCGATCTCGGAGGCGGTTTCGTACCTCAACCGGCCGCCGAAGGACAGGGAACAACAGGAGCCACTGCAGCGCCCCCCCGAGGAGCCGCGCGTGGCCCGCGAGAAATCAACCCCGGTCGGGGTGGATGCCGAGCCTCCTCAAGACGAGGAACCTCCCGGCGAAGACGAGGCGCAAGACGAGGCTGAAGAGCCCCCCGTTCAACCGCCAAAGTCATGGCCCAAAGCAAGCAAGGAAGCATTCGCACTTCTCCCCCGGGAAGCTCAACAGGAGATCGTTGACACCCAGAACAAGCGCGATGCCGACTACCAGCGCGGGCTGAGAGATGCCGCCGAGCAGTCGAGGTCCGCACAGTCGGCCCGGCAGGCGGCCGAACAGGCGCGGGTGCAGTACGAGGCCGCCCTGCCGCAACTGTTCCAGCAGTTCTCGGCACAGTTCCAGACCGAGTTCCAGGACATCAAGACCTGGGACGACGTCAGCAACATGCGCCAGAACGACCCGATGCGCTTCATGGCGTGGCAGGAAGCCAAGGCAAAAGGCGAGACGCTACAGAAGGAAGCCCATCAGGCGCAGGAACGGCAGCAGCAGCAATACTGGCAGCGGTTTGCCCAGTATACCCAGGCCGAGGACGCCAAGAGCGAGGAATACCTCAAAAAGGAACACCCCAAGCTCGGCGCCATGGATCAAGTCGGCAAGGGTGTCCGCCAGATGCTCATCAATGACGTCGGCATCACCGACAAGGAAGTGAGCGAGTGGTGGGCGGGGCAGCCGATGAGCCTCCGCGATAGCCGGGTGCAGAAGCTATTCGTCGACGCATTCGCCTATCGCAAGGCCAAGGCCGGGGCGAAGGAAGCCTCGGAAACCCGCAAGCCTGTTCCCCCCGTCCAACGTCCTGGCACCGCCTCCAATCGGGGCGAGAGCCAGAACGTTCAAGCCAAAATCTTATCAGACAGGCTGACCAAGACCGGCAAGCTCGAGGACGCCGTAGCGCTCCTCAATGCCCGGTCCGGACGTCGGCGTTAGGAGAATGAAATGGGCGTTGATGCTAGTACCTTTGTGACCTATACCGCGATCGGCAACCGGGAAGATCTCGAGGACGTCATCTACCGGATCGACCCCACGGATACGTGGTTCGTATCCAATGCCACCAAGGGCAAGGCGAAAGCCGTGAACCATGAGTGGCAGACGCAGGCACTGGCGGCAGCCGCTGCCAATGCGGTGCTCGAGGGCGACGACGCCACCACCGACGCCGTTACGCCGACCGTGCGCCTCGGCAACATCTGCCAGATCTCCGACAAGGTCGCCCGCGTTTCGGGCACCCAGGAAGCGGTCGAGCACGCTGGCAGGGACAGCGAGATGAACTACCAGAAGACGCTCAAGGGCCTCGAGCTCAAGCGCGATCTGGAGCTCATCATAGTCGGGTCGAATACCGCCAAAAATGCCGGCGCCATCGGCACGGCGAGGCTGACGGCCTCGATCCTGTCGTGGATCAAGACCAACAACAGCTCCGGGGCGTCTCCCGGTGCTGCGCCGGCCACCGCAGACGGTGCGGCAACCCGGACGGACGGTGTCCAGCGGGCCTTCACCGAGGCGCTTCTCAAGCCCGTCCTGCAGTCGATCTGGACCAACGGCGGCGACCCCGGCGTGATCCTCGTCGGCGGCTTCAACAAGCAGCAGTTCTCGACCTTCACCGGCCGGGCAACGCCGCAGGAAAACGCCACCAGCAAGAAGATTGTCAACAGCGTCGATGTGTATGAAGGCGACTTCGGCACGATGAAGGTGATCGCCGACCGCTTCATGCGGGCGAGGGACTGCCTCATCCTCGACATGGACTACTGGGCGATCGACTATCTCCGCAACATGGTGAGCATTGATCTGGCAAAGACCGGCGACAGCGAGCGTCGGCAGATCCTTACGGAATATTGCCTTGTAAGCCGTAACGAGAAAGCAAGCGGTATCGTCGCAGATTTGACTACGACTTAGCAATGCCGGGGCCGTCTTCGGGCGGCCCCTCTCTCCCCTCTCCCGAAGGAGCCCTACCATGCCCGTCAACACCGTCGGCACGACCGCCGATATCCCCTATTACGGTTCCATCGCCAACCTCTCGGCCGCCTCCATCGCCTATATCCCGGTGAGCAAGGCCGGTCGCCTGGTCAGTGGCTACGTAGCACAGTCAGCCGCCACCACCGTCGCCCCCGCCGTCGTCACCATCCGCAAGTTCCCGGCGGGCGTTGCGGCCGGCACGGTGGCCTGCGGCACCATCACCGTGACCCATACCGGATCCGGCATCGGTAGCGTCAGCCAGTTCGTCCCGACCGGGACTGAGGCGGCCTGTACCTTTGCTCCCGGCGACACCCTGGTGATCGACAACGCCGCCGGCAGCACCACCGCCTCGGTCGGCAACTTCTCCCTGATCATCAGGGGCGTCTGACATGGCGAACCAGTATATCGGCGGCCCCTACCGGCTGGGGGCGCACCAGAAGGTGGCCTTCACCGGCACGGCAGGGACCACTACGGCAATCGCGTCCGGGGTCAACGTCATCCGGGTCTGCGCCACCTCGGCCGGCTATATCAAGCTCAGCACGGCGGGCACCGCCGCCACCGTCTCGGACATCTTCATGCCGGCCGGCATCGTCGAGTATTTCATCGTCGATCCCGGCACCCGGGTATCGGCGATCCAGGACACTGCCGGCGGCAATATCCACGTCACCGAATTGAGCCGGTAAGGTCTGTCCGATGGACATGATCCGCGGCGGCTGGGGCATGGGGCTGCTCGGCAACGGCATGGGCGTCGCTACCGGCGGCGGCTCGGCTTATGACCCCGCCTCGGACCTGATCTTCGCCAACTTCACCACGCCACCCACGACACAGCGCAAGACCGACATAGACAATTGCGTGAGGGCGCTCAAGGCGGCGGGCGTGTGGCTGAAGCTCGATGCGCTTTACGTCATGGCCGCGGCGGATAGCCAGGCCGCACGGATCAATTGGTACAATCCGACCGGGGCTTTTACGCTGGTGGAGGTCAACGCTCCAGCCTTCACGGCCGATCTCGGCTATGCCGGGGCCTCGACCAAGTACCTCGACACCAACTGGAACCCGACGACGGCTCCGTTCCCTAACTATGCGCAGAACAGCGGTTGCATATTTGGCTACACGCGAACCAACCAGCAATCGGCGCAGGGCTTTATCGGCAACACTGCCGGTACTGTTCAACTGGTCGGGCGAAACACCAGCGACTTTGCCATTGGCCGCATCAACAACACCACACCGAATGCGACCGTGGCGAGCACTGACAGCATCGGCTTTTGGAGCGTCACCCGGTCGGGCGCGTCCGCGGTGGAACTGTACAAGAACGCCGTGTCAATCGATACCGATGCCGGTGCCTCGGTAGCCTTGACCAACGGTAATATGTGGGTTCTGCGCCAGACCTCGAACTACTTCACCGGGGACGTATCCTGTATGGGCGTCGGCAGCCATCTCTCTGCCGCCGAGCAACTGGCCCTCTACAACGCCCTCAACACCTACATGATCGCCGTCGGTGTCGTCTCTTCGTATCAGGCCGAGACAGAAGCCATTGCTGCGGCGTTCACGACGCCGCCGACGACGGCCCGCAAGAACCTGATTGACCAAGCTGTTGTGGCGTTGAAGACGGCTGGCATATGGGCCAAGCTGGATGCGTTGTATCTGTTCGCTGCGGCTGACAGTCAGGCGGCCAAGATCAACTGGAAGGCTCCGGGGACATACGACGCTGCTGAGGTAACCGCACCAACGTTCACTGCCGATCAAGGGTTCACGGGAGCCAGCACCAAATATCTCAATAGCGGGTTCAATCCGGCTACGGCGACGACGCCGAAATATGTGCAGGACAGTGCCGCAGCCTTTGCATGGAGCCTGACCAACGTCGATGTCGGTGGCGGTATACTGGGCTACGTCACCAGCACCGGCCTGATCGTGCTGCCAAAATTCGCCAGTTCGTTCAATCACACGATCAATGCGGCAGCCTCGACGGGTGTCGGAAATGGCGACAGTACCGGACTGTATACCGTGGTTCGGACGGCAGCCAGTGCACATGAAGCGTACAAGAATGGAACATCGGTAGCCACCGGCGTCGTGGCGTCCACGGCTGTCGCTAATGAAACCATCGTGTTTCTGCGGCGGACCAGTGGTTACTGGACCGGGCAATGCGCCGCCGGTGGCTTCGGTAGCCAGCTTTCTGCCGCAGAGCAACTAGCCCTCTATAACGCCCTTCGCGCTTATCTCACAGGAGTGGGAGTGCCATGATCAGCCTCACATTGGATGAAGCCCTTTATGTGCTGGGCCTCTCGCCCGTGGCCCAAGACACACATGGTCTGTGCGCATTGGAGCCTGTCCCCCTGAAGGGCGGCGGCTACTGGATGCCGGAGGACGTGCTCGACCATCCTGCCAATCAGGATGTGTATGACTATCTCGTTGACAAGGTGATACCCGGTGATCCGACGCCTGAGCAGCAATGGGATTTCGGCACGCCGGAAGAGCCCAACCAGGCCGAGATCGACGCCTACAACGCCGTGAACCTGTCCTACACGGCTCCCGAGACCGAGCGGGGGTCCGAGGAGCGTGTGGGTGAAGCCACGGCCCTGATGGCGAAGATGGGGCTGGTGGCCTTGGTCCCGGCCAGAAAGATCGGCGGCAACCGGGTAACGAAATCCCCGGATAGCCGTTAAGAGCCATGGCAAAAGCACGCAAGCTCAAGACCACCAAGGCCGAGCGCCGCACCATCCTGAAGGCAGCCGCCAAGCGCAAGCCAACCAAGCTCAAGGCCAAGCCCGAGAAGCCCGGCCGCAAGAAGCGGAAGCCGGATCCTGTTTCCCGTGAAGCCCCACCCCCACTGAAAATACACAGACCCCGTGGACCGG